ATTGTGGTTCGCGACCTTGGGCCTTCAAACGTTCATTGTGTTCAAAAACTTTAGATGAGTCCAATCCTTGTGTCTCACCATCTACTTGGTACTGAAATTCCGGTTTAGCTTGCACAGTAACTACTACGTGCATGCGGCGTTGTATGGAATAAGGACAATTAGAATACAGTGCTGCATCTAAGTCCTTTTTGTTCGTGCTTACGACAACAACCTTTGGCTGTACAAGTACTTTGCCTTTCTTGTCTAAGTCACCCATATTGGCAACAAAGGGTTGGTTGTTACACACATCAATAATCGCTTGAGTGGGTGGTCGTGATACGAAATTGCTTTTCGTATTACACAAATCATCTAATTGCATGACCAACTTATTCGAAGACCAAGTTGACATGAATTCTTCCTCAGGGTTATATGGTGCTCTCAACGTTTTGTCCGCGTAATCATATCCACCGGCTGCTAATAAAGCATCAGTTAATTGATCACCAAAAGTTGTTTTACCTTGGCTACTTTCTCCGAAGAGTTCAATAGCGAAGGGAGCTTCTCTAACTCCAGCGCTCTGCTGTAGGACGACATAATCGTTCACCATTTGCAGAATTTTGGAATATTTTCCCTGAAGGATTCGTTTTTCCATACCTTGCATTGTTTTAAGCATAATCTTAACCTTGTTACAATAATCTTCCATATTACCAGAAAATTGTTGAACCGATACACCTTCGATCGATTCAAGGTTTCCACACTGCACGAGTTTCCATTGGCGTTCAAGTGATGCATATTGCTCATCAAGCTTTATACCTTCATCATCATCTATAAAAATAGAGAGGAAGGATCTTGTCTTATAGCAAACATACATTTTCTCAACAAAGAAAGTGGTTGTCTCGCAAATTGCATCGATAACATCAAATGCGGTTGCGTGTTTATCCATAATCTTCGGAGCAAACACCTTAAATCCTTTAATGTGGAATGTCACAGTGGACGCTTCACACATACCAGCAACAACAAAAAGACCAAGGAGGTTGGATAATTCAGTAAACATAGAACATTTACGAACATCTCTCCAGTTATCTTTTAAATTGCGCATCATGACCAACCATTCCGGGTCATCATCCGCTTGTTGTTCAGCTGAGCTTCTATTGAACACTTGGTCCATTAGATCACAAACTGAGCTAGTTATGGATTTGCTCGTGTGTGTTTGAATATACAGTAGCGTCACGGAAATTGCACCTATGAGGCTACGTGTTTCACACAAAGCGATGACATATGCTGACGCGCCTTCTAACTTGCGTATCATGTCATCAGTTATATCGAATCCACAAGCTTTCTTCACATCTACTCGCGCAGCTGTGAGCTTGTCATTGATTCTTTTGATTTGAGAAGTAACTCTGTTAGACTTCTCTTTGGAATCAGTTTCGTCTCCCGATTCATTTTCCTCACGCACACACACACTCTCGGAGGGTTCATCTTCCTCCTGTATAGGTTCTAAATCTAAACCTCCACGCATAAATAACTTGTCGCGTATAGCCGACACGACAGACCTAACTTGTTGGTCCTGTCCATCTTGT